CCCCGATCCCGTTTTGTAAAACAGATTTGTTAGGTATACCGAAACCCTTGTGACCATTAAGGTCGTTAATCAAGAGAGATCGGGAAGCCCAACGGTTGGCCCTCTGCATCGCGAGATGTTATGAGCAAATCCAATTAGGAGTTGATTATAGTTCAACGTCATCAATTACCGACCCTGTGACTCCAGAAGTGGAGGAACAGGTAGGTTTGATAACGAAGATCTTTAATCGTTTCCTAAAGAGATTTACTTGTAAGTACTCGTGATACACGGGCAGGATTACAAAACCAATAGCCCCTTGGAGTAAAGTGACTACAAGTTTATCGACAGGTCCTAACGGACCTACGGTAGCTTGCAGTCATCTTGACGCCAAGGCTGTTACCGACGACCCGCACTTAACTGCATCTATTACGAAATTGAATCAAGCCCTAGGGCAAGAATGAATAACGGAATGGATGTTAGCTCAGGCGGAAACCGTCGAAACAAAAGAGACTTATTATACCGGCAAGCTCGGATTTTCATCTGAGCCTGGTGGTAAAACAAGAATCTTTGCTATTGGAGATTACTGGACACAACTTTCACTGGAGAGGGTGCAAAGCACCCTCTACGGAGTTCTTAAAAGCATAGGTATGGATGCCACTAGAGATCAGGATAAGGGCTTTAAAACCCTTGTCTCTGAATCTCTAGGGCGCCAAACCTTCTGCTTTGACCTCTCAACAGCCTCAGACCGTATTCCTGCAGTAATGCAGAAGTACAGACTTGAGCTGTTAGGAGGGAAAGAACTTAGTGAGAGTTGGTATTCAGTAATGACGGAAAGGGACTTTTACATTAAAGCCACAAATCAAAGTATCAGATGGAAGGTAGGACAACCCTTGGGTTTACTATCTTCTTTTCCAAGCTTTGCTTTGTGACACCATGACATCGTCCAATTGGCGGCAAACTGAGAGAATATGAATAAAGGGAAACCTTTACACATGTTCCGACAGTACCGACTTTTGGGAGATGACATAGTTATCTTTAATGCGAGAGTGGCACACAGGTACCAATGATTACTTCAAAGTTTAGGTATAGAAATAAACCTAAAGAAGTCAATCATTGGAGATTCAGTTAATTCCCAGATAGAGTTCGCCAAAAGGCTTTCTCTACGAGGAAAAGAAATGAGTTCAATTCGGCATAATATTCTTAACAAGGATAATAGGTTTTACCTATTAGACTTATTAGGGATATTACACGAAAGGGACTACATTTCTACAGATACAGGTCACTATGACTTATCTGGAATCCTGAATTTCCAGGACTTCAGAAGCTTTCAATATCTTATGTGGTTAAGAGTTTCTTCTGCGCCCACACTTACCCTTTCGGATAAGAGTGGTAACGTAGACTTGATTCTCAAACGTGAGGAGATTATACAAAGTATAATAACCAAACGAACCGCATACATAATAGAGAAAGCAATGAACATTAAACCATTTTGTCGTCTTGAAGATGATTCTAAGATGATAGAAGGGTTTAAGTCCATCGGCGTGCCCTTTAGTGAAAGGACCTTGGAACATAGGAGCGATAAAGATTTTCATCGCCTTCATCCTATTACGCTAGCTTTAACTCAGACATCTCGTCAACTTCAATATATGATGTTTGACATTTTAGATGACTTAGAGCCTGGAAAGGTCAGTCCAATCGAGTATTTACCTGTTGTATCTACCAAGTCATATTATAGTAGTCGTAAGACTCCTATGCTATATCTTAGTAAGATACTCTTAGGGTGTTTAGATGACGCCTTGAGAAATTCCAAAACATCACCATAATCACTTCGAACGCTTGCGATATTTCTTTCGAAACATCGAAGAGAGATGAGATGGGAAATAATAATCTCATCTTGGGTTAACCCAGAGTTACAGCAAGCAGTGGACCCCGAAAGGGG